TACCAGACCGAGCTGGTAAAACAAGGGCCTGCCTGACGGCAGGCCCTAACCAGCCCGAACACAAAAAAACTGATACTCCCGGGGAATCGAGGGCAACTCCCTCGCTGTTGCATTGGCGGACTTCTTTTTGGTCGGCATACATGCACCTCTAGCTACATGTTATGCCCGAACACAAAATTTCTGACAGTCTCCCATGTTATGCCCGAACACAAAATTTCTGACAGTCTCGCAGGCCCTAACCAGCCCGAACACAAAAAAACTGATACTCCCCATATCTCCAGTGCAAATGCAACGCAACAAGAACCAGCCCACAAGAAAATGCCCGAATCCAGAGGATCCGGGCATTTCTTGAAACATCAATGAAGCCTTCGTGAGCGTCCAGACGCACATTCATGCGATTCAGACAGCAATCCTCAGCCCCACCTTGCGCAAGACCCGACAGGCCAGACGCAACTACAAATATCCTTCAACAACTCCTCAGCGAATGACCAGCCTGCGGCAAAAAAACCCCAAACCCGGTTACGATCCATCGCATTACTCATCAGATAGTCCTTTATCTGCTGGCTGAAAAGCTAACGTCCCATGCTGCTGACTCAGTAGCCCGGGCCGTTGAGAACAAGCCTATGCAAAGCCCTCCCGCCCTGCAACAGCCCCAAAATGGTGGGGTCGGATGGGTGCCTGTTCATACGCCAAATCGCCATCAACGCTGGGCGCATTGGTTTGCGCGACCAGGTTAAAAATCCATTGCTTTGTCAGGCACAAGCTATATGCGTCAAAGGCGAAATCAGCGTTCAAAATCGCATTGCTCACACACATCAAACAGACCAATCCATCAAAACCAACGGAAACGTCCTGCACCATCACCCGTCCGCATCCCACCCAAAGCGCCAATGGTCGATTTTTTTCAACTGAATCAGACAGCTAGGCTTTACAAGCGCATCAGAAGCTATATACTCGCAGCCCATTACGCCGGTATAGCTCAGTTGGTAGAGCAACTGACTTGTAATCAGTAGGTCCCGGGTTCGACTCCTGGTGCCGGCACCATATAAATCAAGGGCTTGCAGCGATGCAGGCCCTTGTTTTTTGTCCCGCACGTAACAACGCACGTAATAAGCCGTCCAGAACGACGCTTCCCAGGCCCAGCGGGCATCCTGAATTCGACCAGTTACAGGTAGTGATAGCCTCAAAAATTGAGCCTCACGAGGATGTGTGCGCACATGTCTGCCACACACCCTACACACGGGGAAAAATTTTCCGGTGCATACCTAAAAAGTGCGTCAGAAGTGTAAGTGAGATTTTTAATCTCTATAAAATCCTTATAAATCAATGGTTTACTACACAAACCTAACCGTAAGTAGACTGTCAGAAAGGCGTAAGCACAGAACAGTTTGTGACTGTAAGTGAGCGACCCTGCAACCTACTGTTTTTAAAGGATATTTTTTGATCCTTTCTTTCGCTTACACTTTTTGACGACTCGACTGTAAGTGAGGATCCTCAATGGTTACGGGGGTTACAGGGCTTTTTCTCGCTCACTTACACCGCTTACGCGTCAGGAGGGGGTATCCCGGAAAAAGGTTTTCAGTAGCCCACCTGGAAACACCTTCAAAACCATCCTCGCCTCACATCGCTGACCGGAGAAACCATGCCGAAGCCCAGTAACCGCGCCCCTATTCCACAAATCGAGATGATCAAGAAGGGTGGTCAATGGGAGGTTCACTGGGATTATCAGGAGGGACCCGCGAGCTTGGTGCTGTTCAACCGTGGCGAATATCTGCGCGGATACATAGATGGGGTATTGGACATGCTCCGCATCGATCCAGAGAGGGTTTGCTGTGCGAGCGGTTTGACTGGCACCGTCAAACGGCTTGATCAGAAGCAAGCCGAGGCACTGCACAGTGCCTTAAGTCAGTTGCTGATACCGATGGTAGAAGCTGAATTCGCTCGAATAGCTCGCAACACGGGTCTTCCCCACCTTCGGAGCACCGATACAATCGAATGCAACGCGGGAAATGTCGTTGATACGCCTGCAGCCCCCGATCCGCTTAGCCTGTAAAGGTCGGAACTGATCTAACCACCGCGCCCCCGATACACAGTTTTGGAACCAGTGTCGATTTAGAAAACTGCCCCATCCCTTGGTTTTCCAATTTTCGATCCAGTCTGGCCGGGCTTTAGAGGATTCGCCCCTCCGGCGTGGTCCTTTCGTTCGTTGTGCAAGGCGATGACATTTTTCTTCATAACCTTGCACGCTGTGCAATTGCCGCTCCCCTGCGCAACCCCACGGCTGGCTTGGGCTGGAGTACTGCTTTCATCGCATCTGGATTTGCACAAAAAACGGACGCAGAGCCCGTCGGCGGGAGGGGGATAAGTGCTTTTTTCAATGATTTTTTTTGTTAAAGGATTTTTTCTGTAAGCCTTTAGCTAATGACATGAACAGGAACGAACGCGATAATCAGCCGAACTATTGTGATTTGGAACATATGGAAACGCTGCAAATCTCGCCCGCCATGCTTGACTGGGCGGCCCTGAAAGCGGGTAAGACATTGGAAAGTCTTGCTGGTGAGATCGTGGCCGAGCGAAACCGTGGGCGCTTTTTAGAGGGCAATCTGACGGTACCCCAGCTTGAAAAGGTTGCCGCTCTGACGAATACCCCGTTCGGCTTCCTGTTCCTGCCCGCCCCGCCTCCGATCGAGAAGCCGGTGCTGCCAGATCTGAGGCAGGTCGTGAACCCTGACCCTTTCGGTAGTGATTTCTTTGAGTTGCTTGAGGATGTGAAAAAAAAGCAGGACTGGTTTATCGACTATCTTAAAGAAGCAGGTGCCGACCCACTGCCCTTCATTGGTAGATTTTCTAAAAAAACCCCCATCAAAACCGTCGCCGATGACATAGCGAAAGCTGCTGGCATAACCTACGAGCTTAGAAAGAGCGCTGCGACGGCTGAAAAATATTTTTCTGCCCTGAGCGAGCGGTTTGAAAGTATTGGGATACTGGTACTTAAAAGTGGAATTGTGCGAAGCAACACATCGAAAGGACTATCGGTAGCAGAGTTTCGGGGCTTTGCAATCTGTGATGATTATGCTCCGCTGGTATTTATCAACGGCAAAGACTCGGAAGCAGCCTGGATATTTACCTTAGCGCATGAGATTGCACATATATGGATCGGTGAAAGTGCTGTATCCGACTTACCTGCGCCTAACGAATTCAAAAGCGTTACAGATATTGAATACATATGCAACAAAGTTGCTGCAGAGCTACTAACACCAGCCCAAGAGTTTGTCGAGTTATGGGATAGAGCGCACTCTTTGGATCAGCTAGCAAGGCATTTCAAAGTCAGTCGACTGGTAGTGGCAAGAAGAGCTTACGACCTTGGAAAAATTGACAAGGCTACGTACTCCGGCGTTTACGCCGCTAGTTGGAAAACCAAGACCAGTAGTGGCGGGAGCCCGTATAACACTATCCCAGGAAGGAATAGTAAACGGCTCACGAACGCACTGGTCAAACGTACCATGGAGGGTAATGTGCTGATACGTGATGCAGCCCGCCTTTTAAATGTGACCCCTGGCACTGTCACGAACCTATACAAGAAGAATATTCGGCCTTATGTATAAATATCTTATTGACACGAATATTTTTCTTCAGGCCAAGCACTTTCATTATCGCTTTGATTTCTGCAGCCATTTCTGGACCTGGGTAGAACAAGCCCACTCGGCAGGATTAGTCTGTTCGACAGCGAAAGTAAAAGACGAACTAATGAAAGGCAAAGAAGGGGATGATGTAAAAGTGTGGGCAATAGGCCTACCAGAAACATTCTTTATCCCTGACACCAATGATATGCTGGTGATGAAAAAATATGCTGAGGTCATGGCATGGTCAGCGGGTAGCACGCATTTCAAACCCGCTGCCAAGGTTGAGTTCGCGAAAACTGAGGTCGCAGATGCTTTTCTAATAGCGACGGCTATGGCCTATGGTTTCGAGATCATTACGCACGAACTAAGCAACCCTGAGCAGAAGAAGAAGATTCAAATTCCTGATGCCGCGCTCCAACTGGGTGTGAAGACACACTTTGTGTATGACGTGCTCAGCGAGCATAGCGACCTCAACTTCCTGTTCAAGCATCCGGAAGTCGTGTAGCGGCCAGTTAAAGAGTCACTGAACCTAACTCTGCTGAAAGCAACGCGGCCTTTATTGCATCCGCTGCAAAGGCACCAGCCTGCGTTGGCACCGGCGACGGCCCGTGCGTATGGGTGACCAACTCATTGGCCAGTTGCTCGATTAGATCAAGCGTATCCCCGAGAATGCGCAGCACGTTGACCCCTTCAGAACCGATCCACGTCTTTGGCGCCTGTAGACGTTGACTGATGCCGGCCACGCTAGTGCGCAATCCTTGGACTTTCTCCTGCATGTCGACACCTACCGCCGCGTTGTGGGTTTTGCCCACCACCAGGTTGTAGTCTCGTGCGGTAGCTTGGTGCAGATCCTCCAAAGCCACTAGGCTCGCAGATCCTCCAGACAACAGCTTGAGCGCGCCCAAGGCCTCGATCTTCTTCACCCCACCCACTGACTCGGTCGAATGGTCATCCACCGTCCTGGTGTGGCTCTGGAAGCGCTCGGCGTTAGTCATTGCGTCGACCTCGCGTTCGATCGCCTGATCCTGGATCTTGCCGTCGGTCTTGCGCAACCAGTTGCCGTCCGCGTCGACGCGTTGCTGCACCGCATCGCTGTGTTGCCACACCTGGTCGCCCTTGGGCACCTTCGGCAGCGTCAGACCGTGTGGCAGGATGGTCTGGATGTAGGGCTTGTTAGGCAGGCCATAGGCGAAGCACACCACCACTTGGGTGCCCTCCTCCGGAAAGGCAAAGAACCCCATTTCATCACCACCCACCGGCATGGGCAGCGGCACGCCGGCCAGCACCGGCAATGCCGGATCGATCTCGCCGTCTGGCCCCATCACCTGCAGGTCGACCGAGAAGCGCGGCCGAAAGTCGTCGCAGACGCCGGCACTGGCCGGAGCATCAGCCACGGCCATGACCTTGGCGAAGCGCGGCAGGTGGTAACCGCCGGAAATCTCGGGAAACTGGCGCTCTACACTGCGTTTTATTGCGTCGTCCATTTGATGGCCATCTGTGTGCCGGACAGCGTAACGTTCGTGATCCGCTCGCCCTGATTGATCGATGCGCCTGGTCGCAGGCCTGGTAAGGCTGCGATCATCGCGCTCTGGTTGCCTTGGTAGCCGTCAAACAGGTTGACCGGCAGCTGCAGCGGCGATCGAGCGCCAAAGAAGCTGTCGGCCCAGGCACCGACGAATACTTCGCCGTCACCCTGCTGCTGCCAGACGAAGTCCTTGATGCCGAATACCCGCGCCATGCTGTCCATCGCTTGATACCCGGCCGCCAAGTTGTAGAAAAACGGCGTCCGGACACGGGTGTAGGCCTGATCCGGAACACGGAAGCGCAGGCCTGTCCTGGTGCTGATGTCGGCCAGCACGGCGCGCAGATCCACATGGCGCAGGTTCATCGGCAACGGCTGGGCCAGCACCGCGGCTACTTCACGACACAGCACGACCTGCTCGACGCCGTTGGTGGCCGTGCAGCGCTCCACGTAGCCGATGAAGTGACGCTGCAGGGCCGATTCGTTGTAGCCAATATCAAGCGTCACCAGCCCTTTGACGGTGGCACCGGCCTTGATCGTAAACGTGGCACGGCCCGGACTTTTGAGGTCCAGTCGAACATCGTCGGTGACCAGAGGCACGACCACGCCGCCGATCGACAGCACCTTGTGCAGCTTCATGCTCATGGCGTGCCGCCCAGGTAGTTGTCGACCTTCTTCAGGACCGCTTCAAAGCCGGTCAGCTCTTCAGGCGACGTAACGGATCCACCAGAACCTGCCACACCATCACCAGGCGCTGATTGAGCCGACACGGCGTTGCCAGCGCGCCGGTTCTCGACCTTCTCCGGGTTCGACAGTTTTTCACTCAGGGTGAACTGGACGATCCACTGCGCCAGAGTGTCGTCTTCACGGGCGCTGACGCCGTCCGAGAACGTGACCTGGCGGATCCCGAAGGCCTTGGCCGTGTCGTTCACGATCCGATAGGTGCGTAGCTGGCCACCGCCTTCGGTCGATTCAGCCAGGCGCATGATGGTGCGCAGGTTATCCAGGTTCTTGTAGGGGATCGTCAGCGCGACGGTCAGCGTCTTGGGCTTGAAGCCCTTGTGGGACTTGTCCGTCCCCGAGGTCTGTCCGCCGAGGTCGTCGGCCTCGATCTTGAGGTTGGCCGTCAGCTTCATGCGGTGACCGATGATCTGTTCGCCATTGAGCAGCAGCGTCATAGGCCCACCAGCTCACGAACAAAGCTCAGGCCCTCTGCAGAGCCCACCAGCAGTGCGCCGGCACACAGGGGCCATTCGTGACCAGGTGCCTCGCCTTCGAGCAGTTCGCGGCGCAGCTGGCCCGCGTCACCAGGTCCGAGCGTGCGCGACTGGATCGAGACGTCATCAGCGCTGTTGCTGAACTGGGCTTTCAGGTCGGCCAGTTGCTGGTTGCGCTCTTCGGCCTGCGCCTTTTTTCGCGCCTGCAGATCTGCCAGGTCCGCCATGGGCGAGCTGTCCGCCGCGTAACCCTCCAGCACAGCCAGTTGGCCGGCCATCGACTGGCTGGCCAGCTTCGTGATCGGACAACGCTGCAGCGGCAACTGGCCCCACAGCGGCATCTGTCCGGCGATGGGCATTTCCCACTTTTCCAGCTCCAGGCGCGCCAGGTGTTCGGCCCGACGTTCAGCGCGCACCAGGTCAGGCATGGGCAGCACAACGTTGAAACGGCCCAGCGTGGCGGCAAGCTGATCCAGGCGCGTCGCCAGGAAGATCAGCACCAGGGCGCTCTGCTTGCCTTGGGGCCGGACCGCGTCCGTCGTATCGGTTAACTTGTCGGCAAGCAGCTGCAGCAGGTTCGGCGCAGACAGAAAGCGCTGGTGGCCACCGCTGCCCTGGCCGATGCCGTGCTGGAACGGCGTCACGACGATGCAGGACGGTACGTTTTCGAACTGGCTGGCCAACGCGCTGCGCCCTGCGCTGATCACGGACTGAGCCGCATCGGCGATCAGGCCAGGACTGGTCGTGGCGATATCGGCCAGCATCGAGACGCGCTGGCCGGTGTTCACCATTTCCGTCTGGATCAGATCACGAGCTGTCGTCATCTGATCCATCCACTGCGTGGCCTGCTCAGGCCAGCGCAGTTTGATCGGTGCCCACTCATTGGCCATTGTTCAGCACCGTCTGAATCCAGGCCGGGACAACCGGCCGGCTCGCCTCGATCGGATAGCCCGCGACCTGCGGCCACTCGCGTACCGCCTGACGCCAGGTCAGCAGCTCGCTGAACTGTTTGGCGGTGATCGGCAGCGCACCGCCCAGATCTCGCGCATCGCGGTATTCGGACAACAGCGTTTCCGAGGTCTTGAGGCTGGCCTCAATCCAGAGTTTGGCCAGCAGAGCGGGGTCGGCTTCGACAACAATGTCCTCGGCGTACGCAGTGGAGTCGCCGCCGGCTTCCAAATAATCGATAACGGCCTGATAAAGCGTTGGGTTGTAGTCCTCGGTAACGTGACAACGGTTGCCAGCAACGGTTATCACAAAAGAGCCATCGTTTTTAAAAGCAACGTCTGAGAACGTTACGCCCAACGCTGCGGGCTCCTCAGGCGCTGCGAACACAGGCGGCAAAAACTCTTCGGGGGTTTCGATTACTGTGTCTGTCATGCTGCGTATCTCCAGGCAAAGCCGTAAATAGTGCTGCCGCCGCTGAATGAAATGACCGTTCCACCCGCCGCCTGGCCGCTGCGGCCAATGACGCCGGCGCCGCCGGAGTAGTAGTGCATCAACGAGTAGCACCAGGTGCCGCCTGCAGGCAGCCGCACTTCGGTAGCGGTGACGGAAACAGCCAGAAAGTTGTTGCTGTCTGGGCGGTAGAAGTTCTGTTCGCCCCACAGCAGGCCGAGGTCAGTGGCATCCACCTGTGCACGGACACCTGCGCCGTTGGTGGCCCATCCCAGACGTAATTGGTTGCCGGCCTGATTTGCACCGCCACCCTGCTGCACAGGCGTGTAGCCGATATGCTTCTGCAGGTAGTGAACGGCACCCGTTGCGGTGCGGCGGAAATAAGGCAATTCCGGGTTGTCACCGGCAAAACCTGCAGTCGTGATCGAGTCAGCCGCGATCCTTGCAGACACCAACGAATTGACCTGGGTGACGGTGTAGCAGTCGGTGATCCCATATCCGGCAATGGAATTGGATTTATTGGCCTTTTGACCGGGATCGAACGACTGCTCGGTCCAGATCCGGCCCATGTCAGTGCTATCCACCGTCAGTTTCAGCCCGACGTCCGACCAGCCGATAAACAGCTTGTTGGTGCGCTGGCCAGCACCGCCGCCCTGCTGCGGTGGCGTGTATCCGATCTGCGGTTGAAGGTAGTAAACACCGCCGTTCGACGCACGACGCATATAAGGAAATTGAGGGTTGTCACTCGCAAAACCGATGTATGTGATCGAGTCCGACAAGGCGTATCTGCCCAGCAGCTCGTTCACCTGCGGAACTGTATAGGCGTCGGCAATACCGTAACCGCTGAGGGTGCTGGCTTTATTAGCCTTATCGTTGGGGTTGAACGTGGCCTCGGTCCAGATCCGCCCCAAGTCCTGGCCATCGACGCTCACTTTAAGCAACGAGCCGGTCCAGCCGATGTTGATCTGATTGCTCTTCTGGTCAGGCCCACCGCTCTGTTTCACAAAACTGCCATTCGCATCCACCTTGCTGTAAGCATCGGTGATGCCGTAGCCGGCCAGCGTCGTTGGATTGCCGCCGCTGGTGACCAGCCCTTTTGCGTTGACGGCTACCTTTGTGTACGTCCCCGCCACGACGCCGCTATCAGCCAGCGTCAGGGCTATATCGGTATCACCTGCGCCGTCGTAGGTTCCGACGCCGGTTGCCGCTCCGTTGAACCGAATAGCTCGGGCCGTGGCCAGGCGAGCAGCCCTGCCTACCGTGGTGGTGCCATCAACGATCGCAGCAATGGCCTGGAAGATGGCCGTGCGCACGGCATTGACCATCCTGGTGCTGGCCAGCACAGCGCTGCTGCTGTTGGCAGGATCATCGCTGATCGCGTTCGGCACATTGCTCAGCCCGATGTCCTCCTTGGTCGTCGCTCGGGCGCGGAGCTTCGGATAATCCCCGACGCGCGCCGCGAAATGCTTCACCAGCTCGCTGTCGATCGCCTCGATCGGGCGCAGGTCGACCAAGGTGCTGGTACCGGTGATGTCGGCCAGCGGGACCAGGTAGTGCCTGGCCGAGGCGCTGTCGACGTAGTCGGCCTTCGCTTCCTGGCCGAACACGACCTTGAAGGATGCGACGACATCGTTCAGCTCACGCTGCAGCACCACGTCCATCCAGGCCTTGTTCGGCACCGACGGCACGGTGACCGGCAGTGTCTCGTTCAGCTGCAGGCGCACGCCTTCGACATACGCGGTACCAGGACTGACCTGGTACGTGCTGCCCACGCGCTGCAGCTGCAGGCCGCTACCGAAGAAGCAGGCACGACCGAACATGTCACGGTTGCTCAGCCGCTCGCGCTCGTCGATACCCTTCATCCGGGCGGTGTAGTCGAACTGCCAGGTGCTCGCATCGATCTTGATGTTGGTCAGCTGCTGGGCACCGTCAAACACCACCAGGAAGTTGCGGGTGACGTTGTTGCCGACCTGGTCGGGCAGGATGTTCTTGCGCTTCTGCTGGACCGGCACGTAAGCGACCGACACCAGCACGTCGTCGCTGGTCTCAAGCCCGATCCAGTTCCAGTCGAAGTCACCGATGTCGGTGCCCATCAACAGGCTGTAGACCACCTGGTTCGGGTTGACGAAGCCTTGCTGGGTAACACTTGCCGTGTGGACGATCTGCGCCGCTGGGGGCTTGAGGCCTGCGCGGTTGACGGGACCGGTGACGTTGAGGCCTGGCACGTTGGCCAGGACGAACCGGGCGACGGTCAGAGGCAGGTTTGCCGCTTGCTTCTGGGCAATCAGCTTTTCGCCGGCGAGTGTGATGCTTGCAGCCATGAGGGCTCCTAAAGGCTGGCGACCAGCGTTTGCTGATCGTCATTGAAATCGACCAGGGCGACAGCAAGCCGCACGGGTGTGATGGTCACGAAGTCGTACCGCCTGCAGGTGCGTCCGTACTGACGGATCAGCACGCGCAACAGGTCGGGGTTCTCGGACAGTTGGGAATCGCTCAGGGTGAGCAGCACGACGTCCCAGTCGCGCTCGGGCATGCGTTCCTGGATCTCGACGTAACCGACGCCCAGGCGCTCCAGGATCCGCTTCAAACCGGCAGTGCTGCCGGCGTCCACGGAGTTGATAAAGGCGTACTTGACCCGCAGTCGGAACAGGCTTTCCGGCTCGGCCGTAAACCGGGTGACGTCACGCTGCCAGGCCCACAGTTCCAGGATGGACAGGTGGCAGGTGTCCGCGTCGAACTGCAGGTACGGCCAGCGCAGCCACTCGGTGACCTGCTCCCACCAGATCTGCGCAGTGGTGACCAGCTTGGTCAGCTCCACGCCTTCGAGCCAGAACGGCAGCTTGAGCTTGATCATTGCAGCACCACAGCCAGGCTCTGGATCCGGGGAATGGTCAGCGCTGACACGATGTCGGCATTGGCGAAACGCAACGAGCTGATGTTGGGAAACTGGACGTGCAGCTCTTCAGTCAGCCGGCTGAAGCTGAAGCGGGACTGGGGAAAGGTGCGCGTCGGGGCGTAATCGCTCTGCGTGCTTTCACGAAACGCGGCGCGGATGAACAGCCCGACTTCGGTCTGCAGCGTCTGCAGCTGCAGCGCCGTAAGGTTCGCCACCGGCCAGACGTTGACGCTGATCGCGTGCAGGGTTTCAGGCATGGCCATGGCCAGCAGATCATCACCGTGGCCATGGTTGCCGCCGTCGCGGATATGGGTGTTGATCTGCTCAAGGAAGGTGTCAGCCGGAACGCCGGCGTCGAACAGCACGAACGCATTGGCGCTGCCTGGGCCACGTGGTGCGCCGTGTTCGAAGTACACGCCATCCGCCGCCACGCCTGGAAAACCGGTGATGATCGCCCGATACACCGCGTCGGTGTGCCACTGGTTGACCGCTGAGAACTGGTTGCGGACCCGCAGACGCAGTTGGTCGTCGTGCTCGGCATCCGCGCCTGGCGTCTGCAGCCACTCTGCAGCGTTCACCACCTGGACGATGCCTGGCACCGATTGAGGCAAGACGGCGTAATAACCAGGTGCCAGGTTGTAGCCGCTACCGGCACCCACGGCCCTGACCGGCACGACCAGTTGGCTCTGCCCTTCCTCAAAGCTGCGCGGCTCGGTGGTGACCAACTGATAGATATGGCCGTTGAGCGTCGGAGACTGGACCAGGGTGCCGATCGGCACTTCCAGTTCCCCGCCGGTATTGGCGCGGGTGAACAGCAGTTCACCGGTGGCCACCGTCGCGGCCTTGCGCTCGACGTTGACCGCCCAGGCCAACATGTCCAGCCATTGGTTGCCAGCCGTCTTCACGAAGAAGTTCGGCAGGACCGTGCCGCTGACAAACTCCAGCAGCCACAGCACCGGCTTGGTCACCAGGGCGGTGATGATCCGCCAGAACGGGCTGTATGCGCTGGTGCTGGTCAGCGTGCTGCCCTGCTCGACGGCGAGCTTTTCCCAGGCCTGTTTGAGCTGGGCCTCAGTGGTCGGGATGCCGGAATCACCCAAGGCCTTTTTGAAGTCGACGGTCATAGGGAGATCTCCACCTGACCGAACTTCACGGTCGTGGCGGTCACCAGGTACACGCCCGGCTGCGTCTGCTCGATCTGCGCAGTGCCTGGCACCAGGCGTTCGTCGTCCTCCACCAGCAGCTCCATCTGCTGGATGCAGTCGCGTTGACGCAGCCGGTCGCGCTCGGCCACCAGCGTGATCAGCAGGCCGCTTTCGCGGATCAGGTGCGCGATGTCCTGGGCGATTGAGGCGCGGTCATCCACCAGCAGCGGCTGCCTGGCCGGATCGAGCACCAGGTCGTTGTTCATGATCAACAGATCTACGTATTCGCTCATCAGCCGCCCACCGCCATGGCCATCATGTTTTCCATTTCCAGTGGGGTCATGGGTTTGGACGTGTGGATCTCGACCTTTTCCACGCGGATGCCTTGGCGCTCATGCGGGTTCAGGGCGTTGTTCTGGTTCTGGAACGTTTGCATCAGTCCTCCTTTCGGGACGGCTGTGGGTTTGGTGGGACTGATCGAGGTATTGGCCGAAACCGCCTTGCGGGCTTCGATGCCTTTCTCTGCCTGGGCAGGCAGCTGAATGACCTTCTCGACACGCGCCGGCAACCCGGTGGTGGCCGGCGTCGGGAGCGCCAGACCGGCCGGTGCCGGCGGCAGCTTGATCGGCTCGCCCTTCTGGATCTGCGGGACCGGCATCTGTAGTGGCTTGAAAGGCAGCACGTTGGGTTGCAGCACGCTGATCGGCGGCGCTGGCAAGACCTGGACCTTCGGCGCCGGGATCTGCGCCGGCGCCGCTCGGGTGACGGCATCCGGCACCAGGGCCAGCGGCTTGGGCGGCTGGCTGGCCGGTACCGGCGCGGCCGAGGCCATCTTGGGCCCAGGCGCTGTGCCCGCTGGGGGTGTAGCCACTGCAGCTGGCAATTGCGGACCCGGTGTCACGACGGGACCAGGCACCTCCGGCACCTTTGGTGGCTCCGGCAGATCTGCAAACGTCGTCTCGATGTTGACGCCGGGGATCTTGTTGGCCATCTGGATAAGGCCGTTGATTGCGCCCTTCACCGTGGCCAGGATGCTGTCCCAGGCCGTCTTGGCGATGCCGGACCAGCCGCCCATCGAGCCGAACCAGTTGGACAGCCCGGCCAACTGATCGCTGATCCACTGGAACGCGGTGGTGTTCATCAAAGCCGCGCACAGCTCGTCCCAATACACGACCGCTGCTACAACGGCGGCGGCCAGCAGGACGATGCCGGCGACAATCAGCAGCACAGGGTTGGCCCACATGGCGGCGTTGACCAGCCAGATCGCGCCCTGCCACAGCAGCATGCCGGCCCGCACCAGGCCCATCCAGGTGTACAGGACCACCAGGCCTGCCGCGAAAGCTGCGACCAGCACGGTGTGGAACAGAAACATGGCAATGGACTTGAAGCCCTGCCAGTTGAGCAGCTTCCAGACCGTGAGCATGCCCAGCCAGACCATTTTGCTGACACCGACCACTAGGGTGAGCATGGACATCGCGGCGATGAAGCCAAAGACCACCAGCGTCGTGATACCGATGATTCGTGTGATGTTCGGGAACAGCTGCGTCCAACGGGTCAGCGTCTGGGCGATGCCCACCAGGCGATCCATCAGCGGGGTCAGGGTCGGGATCAATGACTGGCCGAACGCGATGCGCAGCGCTTCGACGGCTTTGCCGAACTGCTGCCATGGATCGACCATGGCCTTGGCCATCTTCTCGGCGTTCTCCAGACCCCGGACCTTGCCCAGCTCGCTGATGCCGCTGCGCAGCCGGTCCGTGTCCTTGGCCAGCGCGCCGATCACCTGGGCACCTTCACCGCCGAACGCGTCCATCAGTTTGGTGCCGGCAGACGCGCTGGTCAGGTCGCCATATTTGGCGGTCAGCTTGTCCAGGATCTCGATCATCGGCAGCGCTTTGCCGGTGGAATCAGTGAATTTGAGGCCGGTTTTCTCGGCCGCTGCGCCCATGTTTTCAAAGAACGCCTTGTAGCGTCCGCCGGCATCGCCGCCTTCCATGGTGCTGGACAGCGAACCGATCACGGCCATCTGCTCGGCCACGCTGACGCCGGCCTGCGTGGCGATCGCACCGACCTCTTTGAACGCGTCCTTGAGCTGCGCACCGTCCGTGCGGAATAGCTTCACGGCCAGCGCGGTCTGCCCAGTCAACTGTTCGACCCATTCGACCTTACCCATCTTGTCGGCTTCGGTCTTGAACAGGTTGTACATGGTGCCCAGGTACGCGCCGGTGGTTTCAGCGTCGGCCTTGGTGACCTTGGCCAGCAGGTTGCTGGAACTGGTGATGGCGGCCAACTGGCCGCCGACCAGGCCCTTGATCGCGCCATCGATGACGCGGGACGAGGCCACGAACTCGGCGGCGCTGGCAGCGTAGGTGATCGAGAATTCCAGAGCTTTACTGTTCAGGGACGCCAGTGCGTCCTCGGCAGTGCCCAGGGCGCGCATGTCACCCAGCGCCCGGTTCACTTCCAGCGCCGGCTCCAGGGATTCAGTGATGGCTGTGCCCGCACCCACCATGCCAGCCAGGCCGGCGCCCATCTGGATGATGTTCTGCTGACTCTGGGCGGCAAGGTCGCTGAAACTGGTTTTCACCTTGCCCAGGGGCGCACTGACCTTGTCGGTCAGGTTCAGGATGAAAGCCAGGCGGGCGGAACGGTCAGCCATCAGGGTTATCCGTTAAAGGCAGTGGAGATGCCGTTGGCCACGGCGATCTCCATGCGTCTCCAGTGTTCGTCTTCAAGCCACTTGGCGGTGCCCATGACCTCGATCGTGGGTTCTGCGCCAGGCAGCCAGCGGTGGGTCAGGGCCAGCAGCTGGCCCAGCCCGTCTTGGGTCAAGCCTTCGGCGTGTTCGAGGACTTTTTTACGATCACTTCCACGTCCGGCGAATACTCTTCAAGCAACGCGCCGGCCAGGGTCATGGTGGTGATCGGGTTTTCCAGCAGCACTTTCAGTGCGGCCTTGTCCTCGTCCTTGACGGTGCCCATCAGCAGGTTGTGAGCCGGGGCGACCTTGTTGGCCTGGGTGGTGGCGTTGAAGTACTTGGTGATGACCTGGGGGCTCAGGTTGAACGTGAATTCCTTGTCGCCACGTTCCAGGGTGATGCTGCGGTTTACTTCGCTCATGTCAGTATTTCCGTAAGGTTGAGTTGCAAAAGGTCAGGGTTGTGCCGGCGTGCGTTGCACGACCTGGCGGATGTAGTCCTGCAGGGCGAGAATCATTTGGCGGCTGCGGGCAAGCTCGTCTCGTAAGGTGAAATAAGCCGATCGAGCGTCGGTTGTGAGTTCGGCGGTTCCTGCATCAGCCAGGCTGGCGGTGCCGGCGGCACCGGATCCGGCTGGACAAGTGGCGTGGACACGCAGCCGCTCAATGCCAGCAGCGACAGCGCGCTGCAGATCGCTGTTCTTGGTAAGCGCACGGTTCAATTCCTTCGTGTGTTGGGTGTCGAGCTGGTCACGCGCTGCGAGCATCTCGCCGCTGATGCGTGCGGCTTCGCGTAAGCCATCGCGCTCGCTTACGGCGCTGTCGCGCTCCTGGACAACGGTTTCGTACCGACCAAGCGCCCAATCGACGGCAAGCCAAATGACGAGGCCGACGAACAGGGTGCGAAATAGCAGCTGCAGCGGGCTGATGGTCATTTCAGGCAAAGCCTCATTTCAGCCAGCCGGCGGTTGTGCAAGCCACGCACGAAGGTCTTGCGGCCATCGCCACCGGTCACATAGGCCCACACCGGTGTTGTTCCGTCTGCAGACCAGGCCAGCGCCTTGCAACCCTCAGCAATGCGGCCCGCGTTGATCAGGCCCACGGCACGGCTCGCGCACGTCGTCGGCACACCGAAGTTGTGGCCATGGCTGCTCAGGGCATCGAACGTGTTCTGTCCAATCGCCTGGTTGGTCAGGCAGTCGGCCAGGCTCAGTTGCCCCTTGGCGATGACCAGGCTTTCCACCTCGGCGCAGCGCGCGTCGGACCAGAAGTCACCGACCCGCACCGGATCCGGGCTGGTGTACCGGGTGATGCCCTTGCAGACCGTGGGCAATCCGCCGGCCAGCTTGTCGGCATACACCACGTTCTGGCCATTGCCTTCCCACTCGCCCAAGAACGCGGTCAGCGTGCCGCTGCAGACCAGCAAGACACCGGTAAGAATCTTGACGCGCAGGCTCATGGCTTGATCCTCCAGTCACGCAGCATCTGGCGGTACTTGGGAATCAGCAGCAGGATCTGCAGCACCATGTAAATGGCGGTCAGCATGTAGGCCACCGACGACCAGTCGACGGTCCCTGTCGCGCCCGTGGCGGCCACGCCGATGGCCGTCGATGCCTTCACCAGGGCGATGGCGGTGTCCTGCGCGACCTGATTGGTGCTCATCGGCGCTGTCCTTTTTCGGTCAGGGATTGGCAAGGCACGCAACGGGTCATGCCGCCCAGCGCCTGGCGCGCCGATGGTATCTCCTTGTCGCAGTCCTGGCAGTGGGTGAGGCTTGGCCCGCTCGCTCGCGGCTTGGCCAACTGGGCCGCAATGGCCTGGTCGCGTTGCCGCTGCTCCAGGGCCTGGGCGCGATCGAACGGGCAGACCATTACGTCAGGCCCTCGATTTCAGCAGCAGCCAGGTATGGCACGCCGTTGATCTTGATGAAGTCCGGACTGGTGACATCGAACGGCACCTTGTGGGTGTTCTTCGCGCCGCCCTTCGGATCGATGCTCAGCAGGCTGGAAACGCGGACCTTGCAGCCGAACGCCTCGATGCGCAGTTCCTCTTCGCCGGCCTTGGCAAAGAAAACGATGTCGAACGGCTCCAGCTCGCGGAAGCTGCCGGACGCTTTCGCCTGCTCAATCAGCAGATTGAAGTTGGTCGTGTCCAGCTCCAGTTCGCCAGCTGCAGCCACATCGCCGTCGACGTGGCCGTTGGGCACGCCCTTGGTTTGGGCCACGGTGCTGTTGTCCGTGATGTCCAGGGTGCCGGCCTCGACGTGAACGAGCAGATCGCCCAGGTTCACGTCGAAGTTCTTACCGCCAATTTTTGCGGCCATGGGTTACTCCGAATCCGTAACGGAAAGGTCCAGCGCGATGTTCGCGGTCAGGTCTTTCGGGCAGTTGAGGGGGCGCAGCTTGAGGTAGGCCACGACAGAGGTTTTGCTCGTCCAGGTCAGCACGATGTCGCCGTCCTTGGGCTGCTCGATCTCGCCTGGAAACACCTGGCCGGCGAACTTCGTGGACTTGGCCATCGCACGCAGCGGGGCCATCAGCTTGGACGTGGTGGTCGCCATGCTGTTGGCCGAGCTGTTCAGCGTCCGATCACCCACATAGCGGATCAGCAGGATCCGGACACGGCGCGCAGCCTTGTCCACGACGCGCAGGTTTTCGATCACCTGGAAGTCACTGCCTGGGGTGTCCAGCAGGCTGCCGTCGCCCCAGTAGGTGCCGGGATAGTCCGGGTAGGTCTGCGGTACCGACAGACGCGCTGCGTCCAGTTGCGTCAGGACAGCGGTGGTCAACGGAATACCGTCCAGATCCTTGGGCTCAGCGCCCAGACCCACGACCGCGCCGGTGGCCACACGCATGGGGGTGTCGGCAACGCTTACGGCGGCGTTGGCCAGACGGCCGGCGAGCACGCCGAGGTTGTTGCCGTGCAGTTGCGGTACCGGCAACACGCGAGGCGCGGCCAGGCCATCGACGACGGCTTTCTGCTCGACGACGTAAGCGCTCCAGGTCTGTTGGGGAGCGATGCCGGCAGTGGCAGCCATGACGAAGATGCGTCGACCCAGCTTGTTGCTCAGATCGGTGGCGGCGACGTGCATCGCCGACAGCTCGGCCTGGGTGGTCGACGGCTTGACGATCACGACCGCTTCGAAGGAATACGTGCGGGTCGCGCTTTCCAGCGCCTGTTGCCAGGTGACGTCGTCTGCGATCGGAGCGGCCACGCAGGCCCAACGATCGCCGCCGTTGCTGCGCGCTGCCAGGATCTGGGTTTTCAGGTCGCTGTCCGGAACGCCCAGCTGGACGTCCAGATCGCTCTGGGTGTCCAGCGGGACCAGCTTGCCGACGTTTTTGGCAGCGGGACCGATGAACAGGAAATAGCGTTCGATCTCGGTCACGGCACCTTGGCCGAGGTTGAGATTGTTTACGCTGACTTTGCCGAGTGCCATAAAGCGGTGCCTCGTTAGCGGGGTGAAGTTAGGATTTGTTGCAGCACCAGGTTCACCAGCTGGCTGGTTTCGCTGTCGCTGGCACCGAGGAACTGACGCGCAGGCAGCTTGATGTCCCAGCTTTGCGCACCCGTGGATTCGGCTCGTTCGTCGTCCAGGACGCGGATCAGCAATCCCGCCCTGGCGTAGTTCAGGTGTTGCTGGATCCACGCCACGGATGGGCGGTTCAGGGTCTTTTTGCCTTCCTGGCGGGTCTTGAAACCCAGACGGCGCAGGCGCTTGGCCTGCTTTTCGGTGGCGGCGGTGCCCTCGGGCACCTTGTTCCACTGGCGCATCTGCGCGGCGGTACGTCGCTCGGACACACCGTTGTGTTGCTGCGAAGCAACCCAACGGGTCAGGGTGTTGCGCCAGCCCAGTTCGGCCTCGTTACCGGTCAGCCGGGTGACATCGAGCAGCTTGCCCAGACCCGCTTCCATCTTCTTTTTGCCCTTGGACGTGTCCTTGCGGGCTTCGAACGGGGTGCCGTCCAGGTTCTGCTGATTGCGGATCCGCTGCCTGCTCAGGCTGCGCACGCGCTTGGCGACGTTGTTCAGCAGCCGCTTACGCTTGGGCGTTGGCAGTCCCAACAGGGCCAGCAGATCCTGGGCATCGAGCATGCCGCGAATGTCCAGATCGAACGTGCTACGCGCCATGGCTGGTCACCTCGCCCGACTCGGCCACCCACAGTTCGAAGGGCACAAACGACCAGGTCTTGCCGTAGGCCTCGATTTCGCCGGTCAGATCCTCGGCCAGGCACTGGGCCTCGGTGAACTGCAGCTTGATGTCGACGTCAGCCAGGTCGTTGTCGAGCATGGTCACGTCGAACACCACATTGGGCAGGCCGTCGCGGTCCTGATCGTGGGTTTCCAGCCAACTGCCCACCAGGGCGAACAGGCGCGCCGGGTGATCCGCGAACCGCTCGATCGCGATGGTCGCGCCATAGTTCATGTCACCCATGTGCATACCGTCGGTGTCGGGCTTCCAGATCAGCTCGACCTGCACCTGGTCGGTCCAACTGTCGAGCTGCTCCGGGGCGACCAGCTGGCGATCGAGCAGGTAGGCGGTTAACGCCTTGAGCTTGATCACAGCAGTGCCACCGTGATGCGGCCACGGCCCTGCAGCGACCGAACGGCAGCCTGGCTGAAGGCGAGGAAGGTTTCCGAACGCTCGGGCAGCTCTTTGCCAATGTTTTCGGCGCTTTCACGGCGATTGACGGTGGCGAACTGGGTCAGCAGGCTGGCTTTGGCCCGGCTGTAAACGGCACGCTTGTACGTGGCCGCCTGAAAGGTGCGCTCTGGCAGGACGGTGGTGTCTGCGGACTCAACGTTGGACACGCCAGCGCCCTGCCATCGCGCTTTAAGCTTGGCCAGGTCGGTATTGACCTCGACCATGGCCATGGTCAGATCAGCCGTCAGCATCTCGACCAGGTATTCCGCCGGCAGGCGGTAACCCTTTTGAAACTCGGATACGGACAAGTCGGGCCAAAAGCCGTCGTTCTCGATCCGTTCGTCCACCAGCACCGTGGGTTTTCCGGAAAAGCTCATACACTTTTCCTGTCACTAATGGAGGAACACGGGAAATGGACGATGTAGACAGGAATATCATCTGCCTTAAGGAACGACTTAGAGCTCGCGAGATGGCTATGAAGCGAAAACAGACCCTGACGGAAAGGAAACTCAGACAGGCGCACTCGCTGGCCCTGATGTGTCTGGAAACTCAGGATCTTCCGCCTGAAGCAGTTGCAGAGGCGCTGAAGATTTCTGACCGGTACGTGGAGACGTTGAGAGGTTGTATCCAGATTCTTGGCGGCAGTAATCTGGAGACCACCGTGACCTTTCCCGAGGGGAAGGTGGCTGTGGATAAGCTCTCGCAGTAACCCGTTAAACATCAAAAACCTCTCAAAAGCCCCGCCGAAGCGGGGCTTCTTGTATTAGGGGCGGGAAAACTGTTTCAGTGGGTCAGGGCCATAAATGGTTGGCTCACATCCACAGTTTCTCGCCGGGGGGGGGGGTAGTCGGTTATTCGGTGCCGTTGCCGGCGTTCTCTTTGGCCTGGACCTTGGCCAGTGCCCTGCGGCAGTCATTCAGGCGCGTCCCTACGCCGATGCTTTCGTAAAGCGCTTCTGCCCGTTCGAAGTGAGCAATTGCGACCGGCCAGTCCTGGCGGTTCAGCGCAATCAATCCCAGCAACTTGTGGTAGCGAGCCGGAATGCGCTCGAAGAGCTGCCATTCCCCATCCACGCGGGGCAACAGGTTGGAAACGTAGGGCTCCGGGCTGCGCCTGGCCTTGAATTCAGCCTCGGCCCAGTCGATCACCTCGTCAGCAACGAATGTCGGAATGTCGCGGTTGAAACGCTCAGGCAGCGCCTGGCCCTGGGACATGGCGAAGTCAGCCAGCTCCAGGCCCTGGGTGAACTGCTCGGTGTCGAATAGCCAGATCAGGACATACGCCAGCACCGAGTTCTGGAAATTCAATTCCGAATCGCGGTAACGCTGTACGTATTCCAGGTACTTGGGCAGCAGCTCTTCGCGCTTGAGGGTCTGCCGTTGTTCGCGGCTATTGATTGCGCTGATGCGCTCCAGGTCGCCCGCCAAGGCGTCCTCCATCAGCTTCAAGTGCTTGCGGGCATTGGCAGGACTGGACAGCGCGGTGTCAGCCGAGTAAGCCATGCGGGCACCGGCGCTCGCGGCCGCTGGGCCTTCGGCGATCACACGGCGTTTGTGCGCCAGTGCCAGGCTCATGCTTTCACCACTGCAACGTTTTCAGCCATGGCGAACTTTTCCAGTTGCTCGATCACATAGCCTTCGTTGCGGCTGTTGTAGTCCTCGACGCGGGAGCGCTTCGGGTTATCAACGGTCTGCTTGCGCCAGCTGGAGTCCTGGAAGTAGATCGACAGGTTGTCGAGGCTGGTGACCACCACGGCGTTGACCGGAAAGAACGGCACGCTGAAGCTCGGCAGGCCACCATAGGTTGCGATGACCTGAGCGTCTTCGATGCGTTCTTTTTCAGTCGGCACGTCGCCTTGTTTGGCGTACAGCTTGGCCTTGTCAGCGGCCAGCAGGTCGCTGCCGATGATTGCGATCAGATCGCCGCCATCACGGACACGCTCGTCAACCATCTGCCTGGTGTCGTGCACCAGGGCGTCGAGGTTGGCATAGTCGCCACCGTCGCCAAGACTGATCTTGCCTGCTTCCAGGCCCTGACTCAGCACCTGTTCCGGGATCTGCTCACGAGCGATCTGCAGCCAGCCCTTGTTCACGTCTTGCAGCATTGGGAAGGCTACGAGATCAGTCTGGACAGCAGCGTGTGTTCCGTGAAAACCCACCATCAAACGATCAAGCGCGATCTGCTTTTGCACAGCAGCGGAGTAACGCTGCTGGAAGTCCGGGAACTTGGCCCAGGCGTCGATCTTCGCGTAAGGCAGGCTGACGTCGGACTCGGTGGAAAACAGCTCGTATTGGCTGTCATCCAGCGCCGAACCGTCCTTGGCTTCGCGGTCGGTGGTCTTGGTGTTGGTGCGACCGGTCACAGGACCGGACACGCCGAGGAACACCTTTTGCCCCTTGATCTCGCTCACGGGGATGACGTTGATGCGCTGCAGGAAATCGGACTTGTGGGTGATCGCCTCGTTGAGTTCCTGGGCAATCGAAGGCTCGACGCTGAACGTCTTGCTGGCCAGCTCGACGCCGTAGGACTCAGCCAGGGAAACCTGCAGGGCCGCGAACATTTTCGCGCCGTAAGCGCTCAGTGACTGGGCCATGTCAGAGTACCCGCTTCGGTTTCGGGTCATTCGCACCGGTCGTGCGCGACAGATGGCGACCTTCTGGCTTGTCCACCAGTGCGGAGAATCGCGCCTCAAGTTTGGCGAGGCCGGCAAGAACAGCAGCGTTGCTGGAGGCCTTGCGGCTCAACTGCTTCTCTTCTTCGGCGGTGGCCACGATGCCGTCGACGGCTGCCTGCACGTCATCGATCGGAGCCTGGTCAGGGGCTGGTGGGGCTTCTGCGAAGCTGTCGATCAGCGCCTGAATGCCGGCGGCAATGATCAGTTGCTGTTCGATCAAGGCCTGCAGCGCTTTGGCTGTAGCTTCATCCATTGGGGGTTTGCTCTCGATAGGGGTTTGCGGGGAGGGTTCTTCTGGCACCTCTTCAATGCCAAAGCGCTTGAACAGGCCGGTGAACAGGTTGAACAGCTTGGCCACCTCGCCCTGCGGTTCCTCTTCACCGATCGTCCCGAACGGGACAGCCGCCGCGTAGTGCACGGGCTTGCCTGTCTTGCGGGAGAAATAGAGTTCCTGGGTGCCCAAGCTCGCCGGCTCGTCAGTGACGGCCAGCCCGGTCAGGTAGGCCCTGCCGGTGCCCGCAAAGTCGGGCATGATCTCGAAGCTTTTCGCCCTGGTCGTTAAGCCACAGCAGCTTTTGGTTGGGCTTCAACTGCGCTTCCAGCGCGACCTGGCCGGGGGCCAGGCCCTCGACATCTTCGATCAGGCGCACGGCGAACACGGTGCCGTAGGAGCCTGGCCAGCGTTCATGTTCAGCCCAGATGGTGGCCGTGTAGGTGGCGGTGCTGTACGTCTCGGCGATGTCGCGCAGTTCCTGGGGCGTAATGACGCGACCATCGACGGTAGGACCGCTGGTGGCGACGCGTTTCCAGAAGCTGACAAGGGAACGGGGCATGGGAGGAACTGCGCTCATCGGTTGGTTGAGGCCCCAAGATAGGGAGCCGCAACCCTTCCAACAAACGGTTTACTTTCGCGCTTCTCCTATATTCAAGTTCTAGGAGAGACGCGGAATTTAACAGCACGTTTTCCGCGTTTTCGCCGCATAGACTGCGGCCCATGTACTACTCAACCGAAGTCAAAGAAGCCGCCAAACGCCTGTTTCTGCGCCGCCACAAGGCCAAGGAAATTCAGGCGCAACTCAACCTGCCCAACATCGGGATCGTCTACCACTGGATCCGCGTCGGTGGCTGGGAAGACATGCTGACGGATGAAGAGCCGCTGACTGCAGTCAGCCGGCGGATCACGCTGCTCCTTGAAAAGACAGAGAGCCTCAGCAAAAGCGATCTGGACGAGTTGGACCGGTTGACGACGGTTCGAGAGCGGCTGGCCAAGCAATGCGCAAAACCAGCTCTTGCGCCGGCGCGTGATGAACAGGATGACGATGGCCATCGACGTAACGAGCAGCGCGGCGAGCGCCGGGATCGCGGCAAGCGCGACGGCAAGAAGCGGGAAAAGAAGGTCAAGAACGATGTCAGCGAACTGACCGAGGTCGACTTTCTCGACAAGTTCATCAGCAAAATGTACGGCTACCAGAAAGAGCTGTTCGCGGCCAAACAGAACCCGCTTACCGCTAGGATCCGGAACATCCTCAAAAGTCGCCAGGTGGGCCTGACGTACTACTTCGCCGGCGAAGCCTTCATGGATGCAGTGCTGACCGGTGATAACCAGGTGTTCCTGTCGGCCAGCCGCGCCCAGTCCGAGATCTTCCGCAGCTACATCATCGCCTTTGCCCAGTCCTGGTTCGGCCTGGAGCTAACCGGCAACCCGATCGTGCTCAGCAAGGACGGCAAGCCGTGGGCCGAGCTGCGCTTTCTCAGCACCAACAGCAGCACCGCACAGGGTCACCATGGCCATGTGTACGTCGACGAATATTTCTGGATCCGCGACTTCGAGAAACTGAACACCGTGGCCAGTGCCATGGCGACCCATAAGAAGTGGCGCAAAACCTACTTCTCAACGCCCAGCGCCGTCTCACACCAGGCCTATCCCTTCTGGCAGGGCGAGAAATTCCGCAACAGCAAGCGCAAGGCCGCGAAGGATCCTTGGCCGAGCGATAAGCAGATCTCAGCCGGCGCGCTGTGTCCGGACGGTCAATGGCGCAAGGTGATCACCATCCTGGACGCGATCGCCGGCGGCTGCGATCTGTTCGACCTTGAGCAGCTGCAGCTGGAGTACGACGACGACAAGTTCCAGCAGCTGTTCATGTGCAAGTTCATCGACAGCAGCCAGAGCGCTTTTGCCCTGGCGGATCTGGAGCGTTGCTATTCCGACCTGTCGCTTTGGGCCGACTTCGATCCGGACGACCCGCGCCCTTACGGCAACAGCCCGGTCTGGATCGGTTACGACCCAAGCCGGACACGCGACGACGCAACCTGCGTGGTCATCGCACCACCGCTGGAGAACGGCGGCAAGTTCCGGATCCTGGAGAAGTACAGCTGGCGTGGTCAGTCGTTCAAGTACCAGGCCGAGCAGGTCAAAAAGCTGACCGAGCGCTTCAACGTCCAGCACATCGGTATCGATACGACCGGCATCGGTTACGGCGTTTTCGACCTGGTGCGCGACTTCTACCCGCGTGCGACCTCAATCCATTACAGCCTGGAAACCAAGAACCTGTTGGTGCTCAAGGCGCAGGACACCATCCAGGGCAGCCGCATCGAGTGGGACGCCGGCTGGAACGATATCGCCCAGGCCTTCCTGACGATCAAGCGCGGCACGACCGCCAGCGGCCAGGTCACCTACAGCGCTTCGCGCACAGACGCTACCGGCCACGCGGACGTGGCCTGGGCGGTCATGCACGCCCTGCAGTACGAACCCCTCAACACGGACAAAAAGCGGCGCAGTCGCTACGCACTCACTGGATCAACTTCCCATGGCAAAACCAAAAACCCTGCAGCAGGAAAAACCGGCGCAACGGCCCATGCGAGCGTTCACGTTCGGCGCGCCGGAATCGGTGCTGACCGACAACATCGCGCAGTACCTGGGCGTATTCCCCAGCGACGACGGTCGTCTCTACACGCCACCGGTTTCGCGCAGGGGCCTGGCAAGGCTACTCAAGGCCAACGCGCACCACGGCGCGATACCAGGGTTCAAACGCAACCTGTTGCTGCGTGAGTTCATCCCTTCAGCCGGCCTGACAGTGGCCGATATGAGTCGGGCTGCGTTGGACTTCATGGTATTTGGCGAAGCCTACTTCTACCGGGTACCAAATGCGTTCGGCCAGATCCTGGAGCTGCTGCACCTGCCCGCCATCAACATGCGCGTGAAGGTTGACGGCGGTTTCGCCCAGTTGGAGCAGAACGGGCGGGAAACCGAGTTTGAAGCGCACGAGATCGAGCACGTCCTCAACTACGACGTCGAGCAGAACATTTATGGCGTACCGGAGTATCTGGGCGGCCTGCAGGCGCTGCTACTCAACGAGGCCGCCACGCTGTTCCGCCGGCGCTACTACAGCAACGGTGCGCACGCAGGCTACATCTTCTACACCAACGACCCGAACCTGACCGAGGAAGACGAGGACGAGTTGCGTGTGAACCGCCCCGGGTTTCTCGGAGACTCCAACCTTTGAGAGGATGGAGCGATGAAAAAACTACCGAAGTATTCCCCAGA